GCGTTTATTGTTGTCGACATCACTGGTGGTATGGGTGTCACAACATCTCGTAAATTACAGGAATTAGGGTATAAAGATTTATATACTGATGGATTAGACGCGACAAATAGATGGAAATGGGACCCTAAGACTCAAGATAAAATACCAGGACTAAACTTTAACAATAAAAGGGTACAAATTATTGCCATGTTTGAAGAATATTTAAGACATGGATTGATTATCAGGTCTAATAGATTACTTAATGAAATGAATACTTTCATTTATATTAATGGTCGACCTGACCACCAAAAAGGACAACATGATGATTTAATTATGTCAATCGCCATGGCGGTTTACATTGGGGAATCTTCATTTGCATCGATAACAAAAGTTAGTGACCAAGCAAAAGTAATGATTGAAGCTTGGCAGGTTAATAATAATGAACCTACTTATAGGACACAATTTTTTGACCCAATGACTGATGTGAATAAAGGACAACAAAAAAATCAACCAACTAAAAGTGATTATCAGAATTATGGATGGTTATTTGGAGGTATGAGATAATTATTCAATATGGGAGTAGAAGAATTACCAAGTAGCGGAAATAAATTTACAGGTTCAAGAATGATTGTACCTGGTGTTGGTTTAAATACCTATAGAGTTCAAAAGAATGATAAATTCTCAATTAGAAGAAACCCATTCGCTAATTCAATAAATGCGTCACCAACTCCAACACCAAGTGTTACGCCAACAACATCTCCAATTCCATTAAATCAATTTGTGTTTGACGCAATTGGTCTTAATTCGATAAGTTTTAGTATGACCGTAACGTCCACTGGAGGTTATGTTGATTGGGGGGATGGTAACACAAGTCCAATAACAAGTTTATCTAGTGCTAACTCCCATACCTATTCAACAACTTACACCGGACAGATAACAATATACTATTATGGAAATATAACCCTCTTCAATTTGTCAAATACTTCACCCAACTCTTCAAGTGTTACTGAAGTTGATACTCAAGAAATTAGTAATTTGAGTTTATTAACCTCGTTGACTATTAATTATGGTAGATTGGTTGGTCAAATGTCTGATTTAACTTCTCTTAGTAATTTGACAAATTTAATTGTTAAATACGATTACACTACATCACCAAATTTAAATGAAATACCGACATCAATTCAACAATTAATTATTGGTAGTGGGGGTTATACCACAATAACTGGAGACATTTCAGTAATTTCGTCAACTACAATACAAGAATTTTCAATCCGTGGGTCAAATACTGTATATGGAGACATTTCGACTTTACCAAATTCAGTAACCACAATAAATGTTACCGGGTCAAATACCTTAAGCGGAAACACTTCAGATTTTAATTTCCCAAATTTAACTTATTTGTTTCTTCAGGGTAGTAATACTGTCACAGGTGATGTTGTCAATTTACCGAATACAATAACATCACTATATATGTATGGAAACAATACCATATATGGTAGTTTATCGGACATACCAGCCTCGATAAATATTTTAAATTTGACAACTACAGGTATATTAACGGGAGATTTATCAGATTTACCGAGAAACGGATATTCTCAACTAACATTAAATGGAAGTAACTCATCACTCAGTGCAGATACCAGTACTATACCAATAGTTAGTGGGGTGACATTTAACGTAACTATTGATGGCTCATTAACCGGTGACTTGTCTGACTTATTTAACGGAGGAGTAGATTTTCCAAGTTGCACTTTCATTTTAAATGCCTCAAACGCATCATCATGTTCTATTACATATACATCGGGAGTATTTTTATGGGGGTCATTAAGTGCCACTCAAATTGGAATAAGCACATCAACAAATCTAACAAATACTGAAATTGATAATTTATTAATTGATATTGACTCATTTGGTGGTGGTGTAGATTGGATATCATGCGCGGGAGGTTCTAATGTATTAACACTTAATGGTGTTAGAACTTCGGCATCCAACGCCGCAGTTACTAGTTTAAATGGTAAAGGAGTTACTGTAACTGTATTACCTTAATCTTTAATTTAATTTGAAAGTATTTATATTTAAGTATGGCAGAAAAAAATTTTACAGTTTGGCAAAGATTGACACAGGCGTTTGGTCCAAATTCTTTATTGAATCAAGATTATCCTAGTTTAAAATTTGACAAAAAAGAACTTCTAAAAACAACTTCAAAAAGAGAGTATGAAAAAGAGTTGTTACAAGCTCAACAAACTTTTTATCTTTCGAATCAATGGACTAAAATTGAAAATAATTTATATACTCAAGCAACATATTATGAGCCAACAAGATTGTCGGCTTTTTATGATTATGAGTCTATGGAATTCACTCCTGAAATATCAGCAGCATTAGATATCTACGCTGAGGAGTCAACAACTGTAAATGAGGATGGTTTTATGTTACAAATTTATTCTGAATCAAACAGAATAAAATCAATATTAGCCGATTTGTTTAATAATATTTTAGATATCAATACAAACTTACCAATGTGGACAAGAAACACATGTAAGTATGGTGATAACTTCGTATATATCAAATTAGACCCAGAAAAAGGTGTAATTGGTTGTATGCAATTACCAATCGTTGAAATCGAAAGATTAGAAAGAGGTATGACAGCTAAAGGTAAATCAATTGATGAGGACCCAACTAAAAAACATTTGAAATTTACATGGAAAAATAAGGACATGGAATTCAATACATGGGAAATCGCTCACTTTAGATTATTGGGTGATGACAGAAGATTACCTTATGGTACATCCATGTTAGAAAAGGCTCGTCGTATTTGGAAACAATTATTGTTATCTGAGGACGCTATGTTAATTTATAGAACTTCAAGAGCACCTGAAAGACGTGTATTTAAAGTATTTGTTGGAAACATGGATGATAAAGACGTTGAGCCATATATCCAAAGAGTTGCGAATAAGTTTAAAAGAGACCAAGTTGTTGATTCTAAAACAGGTAATGTTGATATGAGATTTAATCAAATGGCGGTTGACCAAGATTATTTTATTCCTGTTAGAGACCCCGCAGCTGCCAATCCAATTGAGACTTTACCAGGGGCTCAAAACCTTTCTGAAATTGCAGATATTGAATACATTCAAAAGAAATTATTAACTGCGTTACGTGTACCTAAAGCTTTCTTAGGATTTGAGGAAGTTGTGGGTGATGGTAAAAACTTGGCATTACAGGATATTCGTTTTGCAAGAACAATCAACAGAATCCAAAAGAGTATGTTGCAAGAACTTAACAAAATTTGTATTATTCACTTGTTTATGTTAGGGTTTGAGGACGAATTATCCAATTTTAGGTTATCGTTAACAAACCCATCTAAACAGGCCGACTTGTTAATGGTAGATATTTGGAAAGAAAAAATACTTCTTTACAAAGATATGGTTGCAGACCCTGGTTCAGGAATTGCCGCAGTATCACAGTCTTGGGCTAAAAAACATATACTTGGATTTTCTGACGAAGAAATCAAACTTGACATCCAACAACAACGTATTGAAAAGGCGGTTGGTGAAGAGCTTAAGAAAACTGCTGAAGTTATTGTTAAAACAGGTTTATTTGATAATATTGATAAACTATACGGTAAAAAAGAAGGAGAGTCTGGAGGTTCCCCATCAGCACCATCAGAAGGTGGAGCCCCTTCGGATATGGGAGGTGAATCCCCAATTGGAGGAGAAATACCCCCACCCCCACCTCCACCAGGAGGAGAAGCTCCTCCATCGGTACCTGAAAATTTAAATCCTAAGAATAAAGATTTAATTCTTGAAAAAATTCTTAGAGATGATGATGAGTTTGTGGACTTTGAAAAAAACAAAGATTCTATGAAAGAAATAAATGACACTTTGGAAAGATTACTAAAGTAATAATATTTATAGTTATGAAATTTGGACTTTATAAAACGGCAATAGAAAAAAAATTAGTTAACTCATTTGTTAGTGAGAATTTAACTAAAGACATGAAACAATTCAAAGATTTAGTTTTGAATTCTGAAGAAACTAAAACTTTATTTTTCATTTATGATAAATTAAATGAAAATTTAGGTTTAGATAAAGATAGTGCTAATATTCTTGTTGATGAAGTTATCAAAGAAACTAAAGACATTATTATCCCAAATAACCATTTAGAAAAATTAAATAAATGGTTAAAGAATGAATTATCTGAGTCAGAATATTCTCACATAGATAAAATTTTAAACACAAATATTAATAAAATTGAAGATAGGATTGAAAGTAGAAAAATTGTTGTTGAAAATCTAATGAAAGAAAAACAAACAAAAAAAACTACTCCTAAATTACCTATATCATCTTTAAAGAAAATTGCAAACTCAGTAGCCTCAAAATATCTATCTAACTTAGACGAATCGACTCAAAAAGAGGTCATTTCATTACTTAAAGAAAATGAAGACGTTTTAAAAATTAAATTTAACGAGGAAAAAGAACAAGTTATATCTAAATTAAATTCCCTTATTGAGTCAGAAACAGAAGAAGAGACTAAGAAAAAAATAAATGAGACTAAAGAAAAAGTCACATCTACAATTTTTTCAGTTAACGAATTAATTAAAATTAAAGAACTAAATTCACATTTGGTTCTCTAATTTTGATTGTAGGTAAATAGCCTTTCTTTTTTCCTCTCTTTTAATTGTACTTTTCTTAGCGAAATACTTTCTTTTAGTTAACTCTTTAACTTGTTTAACTTTGATAACTTTACTTTTAAGTTCTTTCAAAGCCTTTTCAATGTTTTGATTTTTTACTTTTACAATGAGCATTTTTTCTTTTTGACAAAAATATTAAAGTTTATTATATTTTCCAAAAATAAACGTATGAATTATGAACACAAATGAAGAAGGGAAAATCGGTATCTGTCAAAGGGTACAAAAAATTCAAGGCAAATTATGGAACAGTAGATTCTAAAAATTTAAAATCTTTTTATATAAATATACAATCATGGTTAACTCCAAAGAAAGATGAGGAAAATTGGGAAAGAATTGTTATGAATTTTAACAGGTCAATTAGACACACAATTTATGAAATATTAAATTTTGATTTTATTGATACTAATTTTATAGTAGATACAGATTTGAGAAGTAGTGGACTTTCGTCGAATAAAAGTTCTTTTATGAATTTAGAAATAACTTTCTATATTAAAAATATAAATGATTTCAAATCTCCAATAATTAAAGATTTTGTTAAAACAATTATTGATTTAATTGATTCGGAAAATTTTAAAAACAACAAAAATTTTGTTTTTAACTTAACTAAAACAAACAAAACAAAAGTGAATAATATTTATTTATAAAATTCACAATGCAAGATTTGAAAATTTTAGGTCCAAAAGATTCAGGTAAAGGAATACTGATAGAAATGGACGCGGGATATATCTCACCAACAGAGTCGCGTAACTTGGCGGTAATACAAGAAAGTAAATCAGCTTTAGATTATTCAAAACCTTTTGAATTCTATGCTGTTTTACAAAAATATAATACACCAAACAGAAATGGTAGAATTTATCCTGAAAAAATATTAAAAAGAGAAGTTGAAAATTATAAAAAAAATTATATATCAAAAGGAACTGCTCTTTCGGAATTAAACCATCCTGAATCATCATTAATTGATTTAGATAGAGTTTCTCATATTATCACTGAAATGTGGTGGGATGGACATATCCTACTTGGTAAATTAAAACTTTTGACATCCCCTGGATTTCACGAAAGAGGGATTGTATCAACAAAGGGTGACCAAGCGGCCAATCTTTTAAGACAAGGAGTTACATTAGGAATATCATCAAGAGGTGTCGGTTCATTAGTTAAAAAAGGTGAACAGAATGAAGTACAAGAAGATTTTGAATTAATTTGTTTTGATTTAGTTTCATCACCATCTACTCCAGGAGCATATCTTTTCCAAGACATGGCTGATAAACACAAGTACGAAGAAAATTTACAAGAAGAACAATTACAAAAAGCTGAAAGGTCAACAACAAAATCACTTGATTTAATGAAAAAACTTAACGATTATTTATCAAAATAATTTATTATGGAAATGGACGAAAAATATTTTGTTGCAAAAATTCAGTACGATTTACCCGATGAAAATTCAGGTAAAATAAAAAAAGTAAGAGAAGAAAAATTAGTTAAAGGTTACAACGTCACAGATGTTGAAGCTAAAGTTACTAAAGCTTATGAATCATTCTCTTATGATTGGAGAATTACGTCAGTCGCTGAAAGTAAGATTGATGAAATTTTCGAATAAGTATTAATTTTTAAAGTTTACAAAAAGGAGGGGAAACCCTCCTTTTTTATTTTATTTACATAATGTTGTGAATTTTTCTAAAGTGCCGAATATTTATCAAAAAATGCAAAAAATGGCAGAAAATAAAAACTTAGTTGAAGAAGCGGTAATCCAATTAAAAAATTTGGAAGAAGCTATCAATGAAAACGCAAAAGAAATACTTGAGTCAACAATGAAGCAAGAAATTAGCGAGCTAGTAAAGGAGTCTTTAAAAGAGGCTGACGAAGAGGAAACTGAAGATTTTGAAGAAGAGGATTTCGAAGAATCCGAAGAATCAGAAGAAGAAGAATCTGATGAATTTGAAATGGAAGATGAAGAAGATTCTGAAGAAGAATTTGATGAGTTTGAAATGGAAGATGAAGAAGATTTTGAAGATGAAATGGGACAAGATGATGAAGTTATTGACTTCACACAAATGCCTGATTCTGAAGAAACTCAAGATTTATTATTAACAGTTTTCAAAAAAATGAAACCAGAAGATGAGGTTGAAATCCAAAAAGACGGGGAGTATGCGCATTTGAAAGACGGTGACGATGAGTACCTTATTTCAATGAACGAATCTCGTGAAGAAGACGATGATGACGATGAAGAATTCGAATCAGAGTTGGAAGAAACTATCTATGAAATTTCTATGGACGACGAAACAGGTGAAATGGAAGAACAATGGCAAGGTTTGGCGGCTGATATGGCAATTGCTGCAGCACCAGTTATTGCTGACAAAATGTTTGGAGACGATGAAGAAGAAGAATTAGAAGAAACTATTTATGAACTTCACATGGATGATGAAGATGATGATGATGAACTTCCTTCTCCTCCAAAAGAAGAAAGACCTGGTGGAATGTTCTATGAAAGAGACATGGATTTTGAGTATGAGGAAGAAGAAGAAGACGACGAATACGGAGAATTACCTATGGACGATTTAGAAGAAATGGATTATCAATCTGAAGAATATACAGAAGAAATGATGCATGAAACTACTAAACCAAAAGTTGGTAAGGGTGGTAAAATCGGAAAACCAAAATTCTCTTACAAGAAAACTGCTGGTGGATTTAAAGAAAAAATGAAAGCCGCTAATCCTACAAAAGGTACAGGTAAACCAAAGTTTGAATACAAAGAATCAACTGGAAAGATGAAGAAAGGTGAATTTAAAGAAGCTTCTCGTACATTAGGTTCAGGTTCAAAATTCAGAAAAGGTGGTCTACCAAAACCAAAAGCTCATTCAGCATTCAATATTAATATTGAAGAACATTATTCTTTGATGGAAGAAGTAGAAATGTTGAGAACTAAAAATGAAGAGTACAGAAAAGCTTTGAATATTTTCAGAGACAAACTTAACGAAGTTGCTGTATTCAATTCAAATTTAGCATACACTACAAGATTATTTACTGAACACACAACATCAAAACAAGAAAAAATAAATGTTTTGAGAAGATTTGATTCTGTGGAAACACTTAAAGAATCTAAAAATCTATACAAAACTATTAAGGACGAATTATCATCAACTACTAAAGGAAAAATAACTGAGTCAATAGAAAAAGTTATGGACAACGAACCAGTAATTACAGGGTCAGCTCAAAACTTAATTGAATCTAAGACTTACGAAAATCCTCAGTTTATGAGAATGAAAGACTTAATGACAAAAATAATAAAATAAACAATTAATAAAAAACCAAAAATAAAATGGGAGCATTATTAGAATCAGGTCTTGTTGGTAACATCGGTCTTAAGCACCTTAAAGTTATCAAAGAAGATACTATTAACAAATGGGACAAATTAGGGTTCCTTGAAGGTCTTCGTGGCCACCTAAAAGAAAACGTAGCACAATTATATGAGAACCAAGGTTCTCACTTAATCAACGAAGCTACTTCAGACGGAAATTCAGGTTCATTTGAAACTGTTGTTTTCCCGATTATCAGACGTGTATTCTCTAAATTATTAGCGAATGAAATCGTTTCTGTACAAGCTATGAACTTACCTATCGGTAAATTATTCTACTTCGTACCTAAAATCCAAGGATATACAGGTGGTACAGCTAACCTATCAGGTGAGCACTACGCACCAGTAGGTTCACCTGGTAACTACCCTGGTGACCCAAATGCGGGATATACAGGGGCAAATGCTTACGCTAAAAACCTTTACGATTTATTCTATGAAGGTAACGAAGCAGGATTAAATCCTCCTGGATTATTTGATTATTCAAAAGGTCGTTGGACAGCTATTACAGCTTCTACTAA